TCCTTATTGATTGTGAACTTAGGGTTCATGTTTGCGTCTTCAGTGTTCATGCCATACCTTGAGCCAATGCTATAATTAAAGTACCATTGACCATCACAGCAGTATCCCATCTGATTATTGTATATTCCTCCACCAGTGTACAACATGTTGTCTCCTCTAAGGATGTCAAGCTTTGATGTACCCGTTACAATCTCTCCGTTAGAGTCAAATACAATGTCTAAGTTATTGTCCTGTAGGTAAGCCGTAGCTGACATGACGGTTCTGTTCTCAACCAATGGAATAAGAACACCGTTAATTAACATTGACATTCTAACATAGCTAACATAGTCTGGAGGCATGATCATCTTTAGCTCAGTTCCAAGCTGTAATTCTAAGACCTTTATGTTTCTTAATGCGTCATAGTTTAGCTCCTGTATAGATCTTTTTGCATGAAAAAGAATGGTGTATCTATCAACATTGTTTACAAGTTTATCATTGCCCACATACATCAACATGAAGTTGTTAACAATGTCAGACAGGCTAACATACTGATACGACCCCCAATTTTCATCTTCAGGAATAGCTCCGTTATTTTTGTAGTACTGGTAATTATTTATATATGGCATCTACTATTGTTTTTGTTGTGAGTCTTGTATCTCTTCTGACTTAGCTGCTGAAACAACTTCTGTTTCTCTAATTGAAATTCCAGCATACTGTAATATTTTTACCACTAAATTTGCAAAATCACTTAAGGGTAGCTCAAAGTCTTGATAGTTAAATGCACTTGCATTAAATACTGGTTGTCCAGCAGAAATATTTGTGTATGACCACACAGGATCTTTTGGGTATCTTATGTATTGAGCCGTTATATTGTTTACTATTGTTGTCGGATATACAATTAGACCTGTTTCTTGTAGTGTGTACACTGGATATGAAACATCAGGGGCTGTTAGGTTTGAGTTTAATAGTGCAGATATCTTTCTTTGGCTAACTTTTTCTGCCTCAATATTATTGTACATAACTCTCTCTAGGTAGTAGTAATCTACAGGAGGTAAAAAATATGGTATTGAATAAGTTAGTGTTGTAAGAACAGAAAACTCATCAATAACCTCGCCTATATTTTTTGGAACATCTGTATATCCCTCACCAAACATCCTAGCGTTCTGCTTGTTAATCGAATTGGAGTAAGAGTATATATACTGCTCAAATATTTCAAGCTGTGCCTGCTTTGCAAATAAGTTAAACTCGTCTGGAGTAATGTAACCCCGATTGTCTTTACTTATTATTGACAGAACAGTATTTCTAACATCATTTATCATTGCAAGTCTTTTTACAAAGATAAACAAAAAAAGGCACTCTAATTAAAAAGTGCCTCTTAGGTTTTAGATTGATTGCTATTAAGCTATAGCAATTCCTGAAACTGCAAACGGTAAGTTTGCAACAGTATAAGCTACATGAGTCCAAGGTGTTTGCAATGCACCAATAACTGCATCTTGAATTGCATCACGCATAGTTTCATTTCCAGAAGGTGCTGTTGCGTGAGTGATAGTTACAACGTCTGTTCCTGTGCTTGCTTTGTAATGAACGTGAACAGTTGTTACTGTTTCCTGCTCAATCAATACAATTCCTGTTGCAGATAATAATTGATTTTGTTCACCTGTTACGGGGATACTTAAAAATTTTTCCATTGTTTAAAAAGTTTAAATGGGTTAGTAAAGTACAAATATACTAATTTTCTGACAACTTATCTTCAAGGTGTTTGTACAACTCTAAACCTTCATCTGACTGAAAGTATGAAGACAGTACATAAAGTGGATCCTCTCCAAATGGAACGGTAAGCAACTTCTTTTTATTGTCCTTGAAATTAAAGTATATCTCTTTTTTATTGTTCTTGTAAATCAAATAACCATCAGATATTGCTCTTGCAGCTATATTGTTAATTCTTAGTGATGGGTCATTAACAGCCTCCATAAATTCTTGAGGATAACGCTTTGCAAATAACATTACGTCTCTCTTTAATTCAGTAGTCTTCATTGACTCAACATTTGATCCCATTAACAAACGAGCGACAGACTCTAGTACTGATATATCTAAGTCTCTAGCTGCTATCTGTGCGTCAAGTTGATCGTATAACATAGTAACGTCTTCCTGTGCGTCTTTTTCATTGTCAAACTCATAGAATTCACTTCCATTTCCTGGATGATAATATAAGAATTCCTGTAAGACAGGATTTGACTTTGGTACATTTAAAACACCGTCCTCAAATACAACAGGCTCTAATATAACGTTTTGATCTTGATCATCCTGAAAAGGAGTCTTTGAATTTCTTGCGTATCTAAGCGGATAGTTTATGTTTGTCTCTTCATCAAAATAAAGGAGCCTCTTTCTTGGGCTATCTTTTGATGCTATGTAATAACTTAAGGGAGTTGTGTCACCCTTTAATAAATAGATTCTGTCCTTAGACTCTAATTTTACTCTTTTAATTGTTTCCATTTTATATAATTTAATTTATTTTAAAAAAATAGAGAGGGACACTGATGTCCCTCTCTTGATTTAATCCTATTACTTGAATAAGAAGAAGTTGTTTGCACCTAGTGTACACAAAGCTCTTTCAGACAAGAAGTTAACCTCCATTGCATCTAAAGAACTTGTTGCAGCACCACCTGCTGAACCTGTCATCCAAGTCTTGTAACGTCTGTCTTCAGTTTCAGATGCACGGTAACGCACGTGTAAGAACGGTCGTCTTGCATTTTTACCTAGAACTTGATCGTATACATTCATTGTACCAGCTGGAACTAAAACACCATTGATATTACCACCAACAAGACCACCACGAAGTGTAGCATCGTTTAAGTATTTCCAGTCAGTCTTGTAAAACTCATAACCTCTCTTGAATCCAGAGAAACCTAAGTTTAACGCCATCTCCTCAGAATTATCAAACAAACCGTAAGAAGTTCCACCAGCTCCGTAAGCATTTTGAGCAGCTAACATATCATCGATGTCGAATGAGAATTGACGATTTAAGAACAATGCGTTTTCAGCAATAGCTCCTTGCTTGTCAAGACGTTGTACAATTGAATCAAAATCAGATAATGCAGTTGGATTACCTCCAGACCATACATTACCACGAGTTTCAATAGCACTGAACATACCCATTGTACCAGCAGCCGTTGAACCAGCAGCAGCACCTGGAGCAGATGCACTAGATGGAGACAAGTAAGCTAATGCGTCAGATGCTGTTTCAGCACGAACGCCTTCAACCATAGCCATTTCTAGATAATCATCAAAACGTAGACGAGTCTCGTGCTCTGACTTGATGTACCATAAGTACCCAGCAGCTCCATTTTCAGTAGTTACCTCAACCCATCCAACTTGTGCCATATCAGAACCAGAAACTTCATACTTATCTTTAATGATAATTGGCTTATTGTCAAAGTACAAGTCTTGTGATTCGTTGCTTCCTGACATTCCAGCAACACCTTTCTGAAATTCAGAACCGTAAACAAATACAGTTACAAGCTCAGTAGTGATTGTAAATGGTGAACCAGATGCATTATAAAATTTAACATCAAATGTAGATCCGTTAGCTGCAACTGCACTAATAACTCCTCTTGCAGAATTAGCAGCTACACTTTGAGATGAAATAAATACAGTTTGATTAAGTCTAAAGTTACATACTGTAGCAGGACTTGTTGTTGCCATTGTAAAAATAGCGGTATCTGAACCTGCTGCTGACGATGGGATAACATTTGTATACTTTGTATGTAAACGACCTTGTTCTGACCATTTAATCATGTCAGAGTTAGAAGGAAGTTCTGCACCAACCATACGTAAGAATGATGCGATTGATCTATTACCGTAACGCTCAAATTCTTGCTCATATGTATCAGGAAGATACTGATTCAAGAAGTCAAAGTTTGTAATATAATTTGTTGGCAATGTTGCCTTTACTGAGCTAGGAGTAATCGCTACCCCTGGACTCGCTGCTATTGATCCAGCCATAATTTCTAAGTTTTATTTTTTCTAATTACTAATCTATTTCCACGATCCGCATCTACCGATCTTACCTGAAACCCTTGAGTTGGTGTTATAGACGTTGCATTACGAGTCATATCTATATTTTTAGACTCTCTTGCAACACCTTCTACCGCTTCAGATTTACCTTTTTCATAAAAGAATTTGGCAAACTTCTCTGGGTTAGAGGCAACAGCTATAGAACGATGGAACATCTCAGCGTCTTGTAGGTAGCCATCATCATTTAAAAACTTGTTTATAAAGTTCTTTAATGTAGACTGCTCCTTCAATAGTTCTTGTGATTCAGCTGGCTTGTAAACTAACTTCTTGTCTTCGTCTATACTAAACTTGAAACCTTCAAATTTGTCAGAAAACAATTCATTTGTTTTATCAGCAAAATACTTAGATCTACGCTCCTGATCCTGCTCGCTTGCAGTTGTGGTTTCTCTATATTCCTTGTAAGCTTTATAAGCATCTTTTTCTTCTTGTGGAACAAAAGAATCACCTGACTCAAGTGGCACTTTGTACTGTTCTTTTAAGTTGTTAAAATACTCTTTAGCTTTGGCAAGCTCTTTTTTCTTTGCTACTTGTTTTCTTTTTACGTCTTTTTCATCATCAAAGTCCTCATCAAAAGAGAACTTATTTTGAATCTCCCAACGAACATCATCAGAGTCTAGCTCCTTGTTTTGTTCTTTATAAAAATCAAAAAGCAAAGTGTCTTGGTCCATTGAATTATAATCTTTACTAAGATTCATAAAATCATTTATCCCTCGACCTGTTTCTTTTTTATACTTCAAGAATGCTGAAACGTCTTCAGGTAGTTCTTCATTTACCTGTCTCTGTTCCCATATATCATCAAGAGATGATATCTCCTTGTTGTATCTTTTTCCTAAGTAAGATATGATTTTATTTTCATCAATATCTACCTCAGGAACTTCTGTAATATTTACTTGCTCTTGTGGTTCACTTGTAGGGTTTAATTTCTCTTCGTGTTCCTTAAGCAATTTTTCTTCAATCTCAACTGCTGACTTTTCTTCAAACTCAACAGCTCTTACTTTAAATTCACCTTCCATTTTATTTAATTTAATATTTTACAAAGTTACAATTTTTTTTTCTTCTTTGTTTTTAAGGCTATTGGAATAGTTAAACCAACGTTTGCACCATAATTAAAAGAACCCGTATTGTCAGTATCTATGTTTCCTCCAATCGTAAGCGTACTTTTTTTAATTGGTATATTAATTGACGCATCATAATGCGATCCCATACCACCTCTATAAAAAGCCTTGCTCGCATTTACATTAAACATGCTATTTCCACCCCCTAATCCGACACTACCAAAATCCTCATTACTCCCACTATATGAACCCATTAAAGATGGGGTCACGTTAATAGGATCTTTTGTTGTTTTTGTTGTTGTTCTTTTGTTCATTATTATCTAGGATTAAAAGATTCTAAATCAAATCCATCTAACGAATCTTCAGTGCTTTCAAAGTTCATTGGCGGCAAGTTATTTTTTCTTTGGTTAATTAAGTCAGACTGTCTAGTAGCCTGAAGGTCAACTCTTTTATCCTTAGCCTTCTCTTTGTCTTTATCTCTTGTTAACATTCCGTCTACCTCAATACCTTTTAATTGCATGTTGTACTCAAATTCTAACTCCATTAAGGATCTCTTTGCTTCAACTTCAGCCTGCATTGTTTTTATAGCGTAGTTTGCTTCAGCTTCTTTTATCTGCATTTTAGCCTGAGCCTCGAGTTGGAATAACTGTGCCTTCTGTTCTGCTGCCGCTTGTTGTGACTGCATGTTCATCTGGCCTTGCATCTGCATCTCTTCTTGCTTTTGCTTCTGCTGTGTCTCCATTCTTTTTCTACGCTTAACCTTAAGCATCTCATTTGCTAGCTTCATGTTATTGATCATTCTAATGTCAATAGCATCTTCTAAGTCAATTGTTTGCTGTTGTAGTGCAATCTGTATGTTCTTTTCTAGGTTTAGTTTTTGTTCTTCGTCTGGAGATATCTCTATAAATATTCCAAAGTCATGTAGATATAATTCTTTTATCTCATCAAGAATACCAACGTTATACTTTCCTATCTGCATAGAGAACTCCTCAACAAAGTCAGAGTACTCAAGTATGTCACCAATTCTTAATGATATACACGTTGCTAATCTTCTTGTTATAGATAGACCAGCCTCTAGTATGTGCCTTGTCGCTGTATTAGAGCTTAGTGCAGCCATCTTCTGTATTCCAACTAGTGCGTCTGGATTAGGTGTCGATCCATCTCTAGCCTCATTTATTCCAGTAACGTCACGAATCATGCTTAAGTTATGATTGTAGTTACCAATAAGTGCAGCCATCTTAGACTGACCACTATTTGTATTTAACTCCTGAATAGGGATTCTAGCATTATTGAAATCACCATCTTGAGTATAGCTTCTTCCTATTACACTACCAGTTTGGAAGTACATCTTTAATGCATCTTCTGGATTGTATGCTGCACCTGTACCCAAGTCAACTTCATTTATTCCGTCAGCGTCAATAAAGACTCCATCTGGAACAATTCTAGCCATTACCTGTTGTAACTTAAGGTGTGTTAGTTGTATCTGATCTGCAAATGGTATCATTCTCTTAACAAGAGACTCAACATTTCCTTTGTACATTCTAGGTGCGTATGCAATATAATTAGGCATAGCGTTCTGTGAAGCTGACTTTGGTCGGACCATGTTTTTCATCATCTCCCACTTTATCATCTTGTTAGATCCACCAACTAATATACCATCGTACCACACATCCTTAACAGACTCTATCTTCTCGTACATCATCCCTTCCTCAACTGGAGGATTAAATGATGAATCTTTTCTTATTACCTTTTCGCCACCGTTCTCTAATATTTTTTTCTTCCAAACAAACTTCATGTCTGTCTTGTAGTTAACATAAAGTAGTGTTACGACTTCATTTAAAAAAGCATCGTCCTGATACGTTTTTATTATTGGAAAATAATCATACCAAGCAGAACTAGCGTTTCTTATCTCAGTTAATTCTTCATCTGTTAAGTTTGGATTGATCTTTCTTAGTTCAGTATAGTGGACCATCTTTACCTCTCCGAAATAATAACAGTCAGAAAAATCAGGCTTTTCAGTATAACTATGTATCCAGTTAGCAGGGTCTACATACTCAACGTTTACGCCATCATTAATCAAAAATGAATGCTTTACTACGCCAAGACCAATAGTAGTCATGTCGTAATCGATAAGGCTCCTTGTTTCTGAATACTCATT